GGAGACATCATTGCCATGCCTTATCCGTTTGAAAACAATGCCAAATGGCCAAGTGGAACCAAGACTATCTTTAAGTTCCAGATGCAGGCTAATGAGGGCTATACATACAAGGACCAGACTCTTGCTGAGATGCTTCAGCAAGGTGTGCTTACTGTGATTATGCCAAGGATTGAGTAGAGGGAGGTTGTATGCCGATTGAAGAAGCTGAAAAAATCGCGCAAAGCCAGGTGGCTTGGGCGATTTTGTTTATAGTGCTTTTCTTTATTATCATTCGATATCTTATCAAGACTTCGGACAAGCGAGAAAAGAAGATTATGGATTTGCATGAGCAATCGAAGGCTGACTCTAATAGACGAGAAGAGCGTTTGATGACTCACCTAGAAAAAACAACTACAGAATTAACCACAATCACTCACACGGTCGGAGATATTCAAAAAGAAATGGTTCGCATGAATGACCGCATGGAAGAAATCGAAAAAGGAGAATAATATATGCAACAAATTACTGAAATCATTGTAGCTTCAGCTACTGGAATTTTGACCATTTTAGCAGGCGTCGCAGTCAAATCCATTAAAGATTTTCTCATCAAAAAAGGTGGAGAAAAGACCATCAAGATTGTAGAAATTTTGGCTAAGAACGCGGTCAATGCAGTGGAGCAGGTCGCTTCAGAAACTGGCTATAAAGGTGAAGAAAAACTGGAACAAGCTCGTGATAAAATCCGTGCCGAGCTTACAAAATACAACATCAGCATGACTGACAAGGATTTAGATACCTTTGTTGAGTCAGCAGTCAATCAGATGAACGATGCATGGAAAGGAGAATAAACAAATGGAAAAAAACGACTTATTCATCGACGTATCTAGTCACAATGGATACGATATTACAGGTATTTTGGAGGATATGGGTACACAGAATACCATCATCAAAATCTCAGAAAGCACAAGCTACCTAAATCCGTGCCGACATGCTCAAGTAGAACAATCAAATCCTATCGGGTTCTACCATTTCGCATGGTTTGGAGGTGACATCGAAGAAGCTGAACGAGAGGCACGCTACTTCCTTGACAACGTGCCTACAAAAGTTCAATATCTTGTCCTTGACTACGAAGACCACGCAAGCGACGACGTGCAAGCAAATACTAATGCGTGCTTACGCTTTATGCAAATTATTGCTGATGCTGGGTATAAGCCTATTTATTATAGTTATAAACCGTTTACCCTCAATAACATTGACTATCAGCAAATCCTTGCGCAATTCCCGAACAGTCTTTGGATTGCTGGATATGGGTTAAACGATGGAAACGCTGATTTTGAATACTTCCCATCCATGGATGGTATTCGCTGGTGGCAATACTCTTCAAATCCGTTTGACAAGAATATTGTATTGTTAGATGATGCCGAAGAGGATAATGTAACCAGTAAAAACGCTCTAAAAAGCCTTAATACTGTAGCCAGTGAAGTTATTCAAGGCCTTTGGGGTAATGGGCAAGAACGTTTTAATAACCTATCAAATGCTGGTTACGATGCGCAAGCCGTGCAAGACAAGGTAAATGACCTCTTAAATGCTGGAAACACTAGTAAAGACTTGAATACTTTAGCAAATGAAGTGCTACAAGGCTTGTGGGGAAATGGACAGGAAAGATATGACAATCTCACTAATGCTGGCTACGACGCTCAAGCTGTACAGGATAGAGTTAACAGTATTTTAAGCGGTGATGATTCAGATACAAGCGACTACGATGTTGACGAAATCGCAAACCAAGTCCTTCAAGGTCTTTGGGGGAACGGTCAAGAGCGTTATGATAGCTTAACAAGAGCGGGATATGACGCACAAGCTGTACAAGACAGAGTGAATAGTCTTTTAAATGATGAAAACGCTAATTCAGATCTTGATACCGTAGCAAACGAGGTTATCCAAGGCCTATGGGGTAACGGTCAAGAGCGTTTCGAAAACTTAACAAACGCTGGTTACGATGCACAAGCTGTTCAAAATCGAGTTAATGAATTGCTTTCTTGACGAACTGACTAAAAAAACCTGTATAAAATCAAAAATATTGTACACTAGACCGCAGGCTACGGCTTGCGGTTTTTTTGTTTGTCTGAATCAAGAAAACATCTAACCAACCGGCACCAATGTCGGTAGCAAAATAAATGGTTTGCCTGAAAAATAGAGTTAAGTTCTATTTTGCAAAAACACGCATTTTGAACGATTAGAAAGCAAAATCTAAATCCTATTGTTCAAAAAAGTGCTTACTTGAAGAATAGAAATGAGAATCGTGTCGCATTATTGTCAAAAACGGTGTTTTGTTAAAAATAAAAAAAGTAATGATTTTTTCACTACTTTTTTATTTTTTTACGAATAGATAAGTAAGGAGGATGAACAAATGAAAATCTTAAATATTGAACTAACAAGCATTGATAAAACTGACTTAGGTTTTGAACATTTGGTAGATGTGACTTACCATGTTCCGATTTTGAAAAATAAGTACACGGTCAAGTTGTTGCTTCTTATGGAATGCAAGATTGAGGACCAAGAGGTCATTGAGTACCTGGTATCAACCTGGAAGTATCGGGATCTCGTGCTGCATTCTGTAAAGATGTATGAAATGGAAAAAAATCAATAATTTTACTGTCCTTTATTGAAATGTAGGTTACTAAAATTATTTATATTTTCCAATTGATAACAATATCCTCAGCTGTTACTCTGACCTTATTTATAAGCCCTCTAACAAGTACCTTTTGACTTTCATAGTCCATTGAGAAGACTTTCTCAGCGTTTAGCAGTTTTCTCATCTCATCCTTTCTTTTGTCTTTCCTGAGTGCTGGATCGTTTTCCAGTTCGGTCTCAAGAGTTCCCCTCATGCTTATAAATTCGGCTGACTTGCTCTGTAATTCCTCAAGAGTAATGCGATCATCTATATATAGATCGTTAAGTCTGCTCAGTTTCTTTGATAGCTCCTCTATTTGTTTCTTGTAGCTCTCACGGTCTATAGTCTCAGCACTGTCCTCTGAAAATATTTTGTCCAGATAGCCATTGTCATCTTGCAGCTTGCTGATTTCTTTTAGCACATAGGCCTCTAGCTTGTCTTTGTGGTAAAATCCTGAGTCACACTTTTTATTATCATTGTAGGTAGTAACGCCTCTCAGCGTTCGTGGGTGTCTTTGATGGCATTCATATTTTTTTAATCTGCTCCCATCTTTTCTCTTTACGCCTAACATAATTTTCAAAGGAGCACCACAATATCCACACTGGGCAATACCAGATAGAATGTACTTGGCTTGGAATGGTCTAGGGTTGGATTTTTCAGCAGCAGTCCTTTGCCTGATTTTGAGCTCAGCTTGAGTCTTGTCATAGTCCTCTTTTGATATGATTGGCTCGTGATTACCTGGATAAATTTCTCCCTTAAACTGATTGAGACCACAATAGACAGGGTTATCTAGTATGGCCCTGACCGCCCGGTAACTCCAAGGCACATGCTTTGGGTATTTCTCATTTAGATCATCTCTCAGCTTAGTAATGGATCTCCCTCTTATGTAACTTTCAAAGATAAACTTAACAGCCACGGCCTGGGCTGGATTGATAGTAATGGTTCCAGTGTCTCTGTGATAGTCATATCCATAGGATGTTTTAGCCCACATCATGGATTTTCCAGCTTTAGCACGGCCTAACTTGCCAAGTTGCATACGTTCCTTAATTTGCTCCCTCTCAAGCTGGGCAAAGACGCTCAAGAGCCCAATCATAGCCTTACCAAAAGGGGTAGAGGTGTCAAAGTTCTCCTGTAGACTCAAAAACGCTATATTATTCTTTATGAAAATATCCTCTATCAGGTAAAGTGTGTCTTTCTGACTACGGCTAAGACGGTCCAGCTTATAGACTAGAACCGTGTCAAATTTTCTTTTTTTAGCGTCTTTGATAAGACTTTCTAGCGCTGGTCTGTCGGTGTTGGATCCTGAGAAACCTCCATCAGTATATATCTTGTATACATTCCAGTCTTTAATATCGCAGTAGCTAGAGAGCTTGTCTTTTTGCTCATCTATAGAGTATCCCTCCTCAACCTGGTTTGTCGTTGATACCCTGACATATATAGCCACTTTATTTGTAGTTATCATAGTAGTACCTCTTTCAAAATTTCCTAAAAAATGATAAAATAGGTACAAGAAAAGACATCATGCGAGGTTATCTCCATGAAAATCCTTTCTTGTAATTACCAGCCTCACGCTCTCGGTCGCCAAACTTCTGAGCGTGGGGCTTTTTTTATTTAACTTTTACTTCCATGTCTCCATTTAATTTTTGAGAGACAAGTGAGTCGCCGTCATCTGTTTTGATGTGTATCATTGGATATGAACTGAAATCAACTCCATTGATACCAGCCCAAACATTAAAAGCCTCATGTTCTTTTGTTTTTAAGCCATCAGCAAAGGCTTGTAAATCTGTTTTAGGGTAATACTTGTATTCATTCGGAACTTTCACATAGAGAATGGTGTCCTTGTTGTAAAAAGTATATGTAGAAATATCCACACCTTTATCAGTTAAATCTTGTTTAAAGTAATCAATGAAACTAGCCATCTGATCAGCTGTTATCCTTGGTAGTTTATCATTAGATTTAGAGCTAGTCTCTGTGGTGTCTGTTGTCTTCTTTTTAGGCTCGCTTGTTGAGCTCTGGGTAGCAACTTTAGGTGTTTCGGGTGTTTCTGTCTTAGGCACTAGTCCTAGAGCTTGCAGAATAAAACCGAGGACGGCTAGAGCTAGAAAGCCACCTACAAATAATTTTAATTTTTTCATTATAAATTCTCCTTTTTATGGTTTATAAATATCTACGACTTCCCCAATAGTTCGGATGTCATCATCTTCTGTTAGATGGATTTCTTCATAGCTATTATTGAGACTTTGCAAGTACCAACTTCCATCATAATCACGCTTTAATTTTTTAACAAAGTTTTTTCCGTTCACTTGGAAGATACCAATATCATTGATGTCTACCTGGCTAGTAATCTTAATAAATAATAGATCGTTATCTTCTATAAGTGGCTCCATTGAGTCCCCAGCTACTTTAGCAATAGTGTCATACTCGTTAGGAACATCATTGGCTCTCAGTCTTACCTCCATGTGGAGATTATCTTCCTGAAACGTTCCATGTCCTGCTGCAACCAAGCCTTCTACATAATCAGTAATGTAGTCCTCGCCATCTTGAGACTTATCAAAGATTGAGATAATCTTAGAGCTATTTTGTTCTTCTAGTTGTTCCTTGGCATAGTCAAGGACTTTTTCTTGTTTAGGCTCTTCTAGCTGGTTGTAGATAGTTAGGATTTCAGGGTGTTCGTTTTGTGTAGTAATTTTTCCAAGTTTAGTGTCTGATAGTCCTAAAAGATAGTCAGAAGTGACGTTAAAAATTTCTGCTAATTTCTTTAGGTCTTTACCTTTAGGAAAATTCTCGTTTTTCTCCCATTTCGAAACAGTAGTATAGGTTTTCATACTAAGAATTTCTGAAAGTTCAGTCTGTGTCATATTACGACTTTCTCTCAATTTTCTTATTCGGTCTCCCAATTGTTCCATAGGATGTCTCCTTTTTTGTTTTTTTTGATAAGTAAATTATATCAGAACCATGATTATAAATCAAGT